TGCGTGAGTTAACCTATGTGCCACGCACCGAGGGCGGTAAAGACATCATGGAAGGCATAGCAAAAGCCATTGAGGTTTCCAAGTTGCCGCCGTACATTGGTCACATAGCCAGAGCTCGGCCGATGTTGACAGGTGACGATGTTCGTGTGATGGGTAAACGCGCCATTGAAACCGGCCGTGAGATTGCCGCAATACCTGAAGACTTTAGCTTGGCGCAACAAGGTCTACGTCGTGAAAGCAATCTTGGCGGCACAACGTACGGCGCAGCAATGGGTGATGTTGCACGTAACGTTGAAGACGTTACCGTTGGAAACTATCAACGCGCCAAAGTACGTCAAGCAGCGCAAAACGCGCCTGAAGATACTGTGTATGACCCGCTTAGACAGCGCAGAGAACAAGCGTCCGTAGAAGTCTATAATGTCCCAGAAGGTGCAGTGCCTTATTATGCTGTCAAGCCAACAGGCGGTCAGTTAGTTAAAGCAGTTGACCCAGTTACCGGCGCACCAAGAGAATTAGAGAATAGCAGCGTTGCAGGCATTAGCAACGTGTATGAGAATGTGCGCAAACAGACAGAAGGCCAAGGCCTCATCAACCAGTATCTGCGTACGTTTGTCAACAGACCCGGCATACAAGATATTTGGAATGACTTTAACGCTAAGAAAGTCAATGAAGAGTTCCCAGGCGCGCCAACACCTGAACAAGCGCGTGAAGCGTTCCAAGTAAAGTACCCAACAGCAAAGTCGCGCAATGATCGCATGACTACGTTCTTTGATGAGTTTGCCGCGCTACCTGCAGCGCAAGCCGCAGCCGCTGATCTTGGCATCTCAATTCCTACGTTTGAGGATTACCAAAAGCGTATTGACGCTGCAAATACTTGGGCGCAAAAGGGTCTTACCAATTACGTTCAAAAGTTTGTAGGCACCAAAGAAGATCCAGCATTGCAATTGGCTACACAAGGTATTACCTTTAAAGATCCTGAAAGATTAACTGAAAGCGCTGTGGATGCATTGAACTACACAAGCCCGCAAGGACTTCGTGAAGATCGCGCAAAAGCAGGCTTTAGTCCTGAAGGCGAAGTACAGCCGTTCTTAAAAGAAAAGCTTACAGAACTTAGAGCCGTTGACGACCAACTTCGTGAAATGGTTACCACACGCAACGGACTGTATGAGCAAGCACGCACACAAGGCGTAGACCCAGCGTCAATTCCTGAGTACGCAGAGCTGACCAACAAGTTAGCAAGCAAGATTGCTGAGAAAGAGCGCATCACGCAGCAAGCAGACAACTACAAACTTGGTAAGTCGTATGAGACTCTTGCTGACCTTGCAATTGAGCCACGTACTGCCAAAGACTTAAAGCGCAAATTAACGTTTGCCGAGAAACAACTATTCCCATACTTGGATAAAACGCCTGATGAGGCAACATTGTATGATGTCAACCCAACGTCACTTGAGCGCTTAGGTGTTACAGAAATGGCGTCTAAGTTTATGGATGACATTGTCTCAGGTAAGATTCCTATTGAGCAAATTGGCAATATCAGTATACCTAAGTACATTCAAGAATCAGCGTCTGCACGCATGGCCAAAGACGCTGCAGCCAAAAAAGACTTGGCAGCGCAGCAAAGATTGCTTGACAACTATCTCCAAGAGCAAGTCCAGCGTATTCCCGGTGACAAAATCTTCGGCAATGCCGGCGTCTTGGAGATTACCAATGCGATGGACGAGAATACAATTCGTCAACACCTCAGTACTGACACGTCAGTGCTTAATCACTGCGTTGGATCAGGCGGTCAACCTAGCGGAAAACACGTGCCTATGATTAACCCGGTTACTGGTGAAGTGCCCAAAGGCTCATCAGGCGAGAACACCAGTTATGTGCGTAACATTATGAAGAATGGCGACCGTATTGCCAGCTTCAGAGACTTGGTTACAGGTAAGCCTGTTGGCACAGTGCAGCTTAGTGCGAATGGCTCGGGTGAGTTTGACATTGGCTATGCGTCAGGCTACGAAAACGGACGTATGCAATCAATGTATAGTGACACATTGGCCAGTTACCTTAACTCAATCTCAAGCCAGATTGCAGGCGCAGGCGACAACTTAACTAAAAACGGCGTACTTGATAAAGAGAACGTGTCGCCTCGTGAAATGCGCGATGTCACAGGCTTGTCAGAAAATGAGTTAAAGCAATTAAGCTTTGATGGCATGCCACGCTTCTTAACGCGTGACGCCATTGTCGCGTTGAACGCTGAACGTAGATCTATGCTGCCATCAGCGCAGCTCAACAGTGAAGCAGCAACATTGAACACTTCATTTGCAGAGCTCCTTGATGAGAATCAACGACTTAATCATGACTTACAAAACGCTGATGACGATTTAGTTCGCGAAGAGTTCATGGATCGTCGTCGTGAAATACAAGCGCAGCTTGATGATATTGGTCAGCGTGTTGGCAATATGCCACTTGAAGACATTACCAACTTTGCGCGTGAGCTAATCAACGATGTATTTCCTGAGAATAAGAAAACGCCTCGCGCTCGATTGCAGTACTTAGACCAAGAAACGCCTGTTGGGCTTCGTATTCAGCCACGCGTATATGAGACAATGCGCGAAATACTACGTGATCAACGAGACGCAGTTGGTGCTGAGTTAACCATGTTGCAACAATCTTCTGTTGATCAAGAGTACCCACGCATTAGTAGAGAGATTGCAAGAACAATCAATGGCAATATGTACAATGGCCGTGCTGTTGCTAACAACATACGCAACAACCCAGGTCGCTATGGGCTTGGTGAATACAATGACCAAATTATTGATGGCATTGCACGAATGGTTGAAGAGCGTGGCATCATTGACCCGCGTAATGCAATGTTGCAACGCATCGATCCAGCGCAAAGCTCGTTGCCTACAGCCACTGTTGACAGGTTAAACAATCTATTTGGCAATGCGCTTCGTGGTAGAGAACAAGATCCTGATTACGAACAAGCTCTTCACATGCTTCGTCAATATCAGGCAGCGTATCAAAATCCGCCAGAGCGTAGCACAATTCGTGACTTAACTGAGAATGAAAGACTCATGGCAGTTGGTGAAATTCAAGCGCGCATTACTGACTTAGATCGCAGAGCAGATCGCGCGTATTTGGTTAACACAGCACGCCCTGCTGAGCAACGACAAGACTTAACTGTTGTGCGCAATAATATGTATGCAGCAGTTGCTGAAGACTTTGGGCAGCCTGTTGCTGATTATGTGCATGCAGCAATGCAAACAATTCGGTACGATGTAGCAACTGATACGCCACTGTACATTGAAAGCTTACGTCGCATGGCTGATACTGAGGTAGACCCAGAAGTGCAGACCGCAATGTACTTGATTGCTGATCGCTTGGTGCAAGGTGAACGCGCTAATGTGGCTGCAGCAAGAGCAGAACGTGAGCAATTACCAGCTGTGCAAGAACCAAGAGAGGCGCAAGATTTGACTGATGTGCTAGGTCAAGAAATGAATCGTGTACGCGACAACTATGACGAGAGAGTATACAACACAGTCGATACTCTTATGACTTCAATCAACGACAACTTTGATTTAAACGCCAACCCCGAAATGTTTATTGACCGCCTACGGCGCCATGCTCGCATGAGTGATGACGTTATTGTAGGTGACGTATTTACGCATGCAGCTGACTTATTGGAAAGAACATTGCGTGAGAATAACGAAATAGATCGCCGCCCACCTGTACAAGGCGACGCAGGGCTTACACCTGAGTACATGACGTACTTAAGAACTCGCCTTGCTGACGCAACTACAGGTGATGAAGTTACTGCGTTAGAACGCGACTTCTTACAAGCAGGCAATCCACAAGGCTACAGCCCAGCGCAAATCCAACTTATTGAGCGTGAGATTGGCCAACGTAGCAATGAAATACTACGTGCGCAACAAAACGTACCCGCATTACGTGAGCCAGACAGTGTAGGCAACGTAGTTCAGAATCTGATTAACCAATACCCAGAGCCTGAGCAAGTGCAAGCATTGATTAACGATCTTGAGCGTGGCGAAATTAGTGAGTTGCCTACTGCAATTCAAAACGCTGATGACTTTGTACGTGATGAGACAGTAACTGAAATCCTTGCGCAACTAGAGCAATACCGTGATGAGGTTGTTGCAAATCGAAACAACGCGCCGCGCCTTGAAGCGCAACTACTTGCAGATGTGCCGCGTCAACTTGAAAACCCACAACCATTGCTCACAGGTCCACAAGTTGCAGACATCGTTAATCGTGAAGTAGATCGCCAATCTGATATTTTTAACTTAACACCAGAAAATCTACGCACTTTCCGCAATGACATGACTGACGTCACTGACTTTGACGACCCGCAAGACATGATAAATACGCTTGTGTCGCTACGAGATCAGTATGATGACGCGGGTAGAGAAGGATTAAGTAGCGCAATTGGTAGTGTACTTACGCAAATCAACGCACAAGTGCGAAGCAATAGACAGCGTGGGCAAATTGTAGATGAAGAGCCAAGAGCTGCGTTACCTGCGCCTAGAGAACAAAACCCAAATACACGGTACAATAACGTTAACGACGCATTTGCAGGCATTATGGCTGACAATACTGACTTTAATACGTTTGAAAGTCTAAATGCTCTACGTGCTTTGCCGCAACTCATTCGCCGCCCAGGCGCAACACGACAGTCTTTAGGTATTGCGGCATTACCAACTGAAGAAATTAATGCGTTGGCTCGAATTTTTGATGCGCTGTACGACTCACGTTACCAGCAGTTTGTAAGAGAAAATGGCGACAACCCGCAACTTCTTCCACCTGAAGGTCGTAAGCGCGGCGGTCTGATTAAAAAGAATTCAGGTGGTAAGGTAGAACCTACATCGCCCTCACCATCAGTGAACGATAGAAGTAAGCCTGTTGAGCCAGTTAAGAAGATCCACAATCCTGACGCACCTGAATTTAAAGACATATTCAATCGTGAAAGAGCTATTCGTAGTGGGGGCGGTAGCGGCGGTGGTGGAAGTGGAAGTGGCGCTGACCTTAAGCAACTTATGAATCCAAGAGCGCATGCGTATGGTGGTAGTATTCAAAGCTCGAAAAATAGATTATTATCTCCCAATACTGATGAAATGCGTTATGCATTGTTGAAAGGCAAATAATGGCTGAAATGCCCATTGATCCAGAGTACAATCGCTTCATTGATCCGGTTGAAAATCAAGATACAAATTCATTAGAAGGCGACGAAGCGCTTGTTAATATCTTCGATGCGGATGAAGAATCAGACGTAGAAGAACTGCCAGATGGTAGTGCCATTGTCAGACTTGACGACCTTAAAGGCCCAGAAGATAACCCCGACTTTTATGCCAACATGGCAGAGTCGATGGATACCTACGACCTACAAGCTTTAGCAATCAAGTACTTAGACCTGATTGACAAAGACAAAGAAGCACGTGAAGAACGTGATAAGCAATACGAAGAAGGCATTCGCCGTACCGGTCTAGGGCAGGACGCGCCCGGTGGAGCTCAGTTTATGGGTGCCTCTAAAGTCGTGCATCCAATTATGGCTGAGGCCTGCGTAGACTTTGCAGCCAAAGCAATCAAGGAATTATTCCCACCGGATGGACCGGTCAAGACCAAGATTATTGGTGAAGTCACTGAAGAAAAGGTTGAAAAAGCCGAGCGTAAACGTGACTACATGAACTGGCAGCTCACCGAGCAGATTGAAGAGTATCGTGATGAGCAGGAGCAAATGCTCACGCAATTACCACTTGGTGGATCTCAATACCTTAAGCTCTGGTACGACGAGGGCAAGAAACGCCCATGCGCCGAGTTTGTGCCTATTGACAATATCTACCTTCCTTTTGCGGCTGGTAACTTCTACACAGCACAACGTGTTACTGAAGTGCAGGATATTACGCAAGAAGAGTATGAGATTCGTGTTAAGAATAAGTTGTACATTGACTTAGATATTTACAAGCCATCAGAGGAACCTGAGCAATCTAAGTCGCAAAAGGCAACCGACAAAGTCGAGGGTAAGAAAGACAGCGGCTCTAATGTTGATGGCATTCGTCGTGTATACCACATTGGTACATGGCTTGAATGTGAAAGTGACAACATTTGCAAAGGTGAGCGTGCACCGTACATTCTCATGATTGATGAGACCGAGCGTGAAGTAGTCGGTCTATATCGTAATTGGGAAGATGGAGATGAAACATATGCAAAGTTGGATTGGCTTATTGAGTTCAAGTTCATACCTTGGCGTGGTGCTTATGCCATTGGTCTTCCTCATCTTATTGGCGGTCTTTCTGCCGCTCTTACTGGCGCATTGCGTGCTTTATTGGATAGTGCGCACATTAACAACGCGCCTACGATGCTCAAGCTCAAAGGCGCCAAGATCTCTGGACAGTCAACGACAATAGAACCTACACAGGTTGCTGAGATCGAAGGCGCTCCGGGCGTTGATGATGTACGTAAGATTGCAATGCCTGTACCATTTAATCCGCCTAACGCTGTTCTATTCCAGTTATTAGGTTGGTTGACTGACGCTGCTAAAGGCGTGGTAACTACATCCGAAGAGAAGATTGCTAATGCTAGCAACACAATGCCAGTTGGCACAGCACAGGCACTGATTGAGCAAGGCGCTGCGGTATTTAGTTCTATTCACGCACGACTACATGAGTCACAACGCCGTGTGTTAAGAGTTCTGGCTCGTTTGAATCGTTGGCATTTAGATGAGCAATACAAAGCAGAGATGGTTGAGGACCTTGCAATTACGCAAGACGACTTTGAATCTAACTCTGATATTGTACCGGTAAGTGATCCACATATTTTCGCAGAGGCACAACGTTATGCGCAAATACAAACTCTCGCAGCAAGAGCGCAAGCAAATCCAGATCTTTATAATCGCTTGGCTGTTGAGAAACGAATTCTTAAACAGATCAAACTTCCTGACATTAATGAAGTGCTACCTGATCCGCAGGATATTAAGGAAATGAATCCTGCGTTAGAGAATGTGGCCATGACTTTAGGTAAGCCAGTTGGCGCGTTCCCACAACAAGACCATATGGCTCATTTACAAACGCACTTGGCGTACGCCACCGACCCACTGTATGGATCTAATCCTATTATGGCTCCGGTGTTTATACCGTCTGTGTTAGAGCATATTAAGCAGCATTTAACATTGTGGTATCTCAATCAGGCTGATACGTATACAACTGTTGCGTTAGGTAGACCATTCAATATTCTTAAGGTTGAGCCGGTTATTCGTGAAGCACAACAGTTACTTGCTGCAGCAACTCAGCACGTCCACAAAGATAGTGGCGAGATGCTGGACAATGTAGGTAATACCATTGGCCAAATGCTACAAATGGTTCAGCAAATGCGTGGCGCACAGCAACCGCAAGATCCAAGTATTCAAGCATTGGTACAAACGCAAATGGCTGAAACACAGCGTAAAGCTGCTAAAGATCAAGCCGATGCGCAACTTAAGATGCAAGACATGGCTGCTGAAGATAAGCGTGCCGACGACAAACTGGTTGCAGAGCAGCAAATGAAAGCGGCAGAACTTACGCATGATGTCAACACCATGACATTAGAGCAACAGTTTGCGCGTGAGCAGTACGAAGCAGAACAACGAGCAGCGGCAGCACAAGCAGCTCAGCAAGAGCAAGCACAATTGCAAGCAGCAATGCAGGCACAGCAAGCACAACAAACTAACTTAAGATAGGAGTCATCATGACTGAAGGTATTCCACAACATAAACGTATGGCAATGGGTGAAGTTGTTAAAGCAGCTCCCGGCAAAGGCGCCATACAAAAGTACGCAATGGGCGGAGCTGTAAACAAGGGCGCAGTGCCTGAGTCTAAAGCACGCACTTTGTTGAATGGTAGTGAGCAAAAGAAACCCCTCCCAAAAGGTGGAGTTGTTAAGATTGCTACCATGAAAAAAGGTGGGTCTGCACGAGGCCGTTAATGGGAACCATTAGCGATCTTATCGACGGCGTTAAACAAAGGCAGCAGGACATCGCTGACTCTTTGGTAAATGGGAATTGCGTCAATTTTGAGACTTATCAACGCCTCGTCGGGCAACACCAAGGCTTGCAAGAAGCTTTGCAAATTTTAGATAACATTATGAAAGAGGAAGACAAAGATGTCGAATGACATTGAACAGACGCTTGCTGAAGCGTTCCCTAAAGTAGACCCTTTAATGGCGCCATATGGCGCAAGAGTACTGGTTCAATTACGTGCTGTTAAAGAGCGAGTAACTGAAGCAGGCTTGTTGCTCCCAGAAGAAGTTAAAGAAACAGAAAAATGGAACACAATGATTGGTAAAGTCATTGCCATTGGGCCTTTAGCTTTTAAGAAACGGGACGACATGGCACCTTGGCCTGAAGGAGCATGGGCTAATACAGGTGATTTTGTTCGAGTGCCTAAGTGGGGTGGCGATCGTTGGGAAATTGACTTTGAAGATAATGGTTTAAAGGGCAAAGCATTGTTTACGTTCTTTAATGACCATGAACTCATTGGCAAAGTAACCGGAGATCCTCGCGCTATCAAGGCGTTTATCTAAGTTTTGAAAGGAAAACTGTATGAATCCAACTGACAAGTTAGAATTACAGGTGACTGAAGGCGAAGACGGCGGCGCAACCGTTACTCTTCCGCCCGGAGAGGCACCAGAAGCGGATAATCCGCCTCAAGATGAGGGCTCAGAGGCCCTCGATCAGCAAGATGAAGGTAGTCCATCACAACAAGCTGATCAAAATGATGGTTTAGATGACGATCCTGACCGCGAAGCCATTCGCGCAGCCCGTCGCGAGGAAAGAAAGCTCAAAAAGCAGATTCATCGTGAAAAGGCCAAAGAATCTAACCATCTAATCAACGCATTGAAGAAGCAAAATCACGAACTAGCCGAAAGATTGGCAGTTATTGAAAAGAAAACTTCAGGCGCCGAATTAGCTCGTGTAGATAAAGCAATTGAAGATGCTGGAGTCCAAGTAGAGTACGCAAAGATGAAAATGCGTGATGCTGTTAGCTCTGCTGATGGCGAAGGAGTAGCACGTGCAGAGGAATTACTGTACGAAGCACGCCGCAAAATGGAATCTTTGGTAAATTTAAAGCAAAACGCTACACGTCAACAGTCTCAACCTAAGCAAAACATTCAAGTACCTGATCCAATGGTTCAACGATTGGCGTCAGATTGGATGGAAAGAAATTCATGGTATAACCCTAATGGGTCAGACATGGATTCCGAGATTGCTCAGCGTTTGGATAAGAAACTAACCGATGAGGGTTACGATCCTGCCTCAGAAGAGTATTGGGATGAGCTCGATGACCGCATCAAAAAATATTTGCCACATAAAGCAAATTCTGGTTATAATGATTCCAGTGTCAGAAATCAAAGGCCGAGGTCCGCAGTGACAAGTTCAGGTAGAGAAACAACAGCTACAACTAAGTCTAATGAATTTAGACTTAGCCCTGATCGTGTTGCAGCAATGAAAGAAGCAGGTATGTGGGATGACCCCACACTGCGTCAAAAAGCAATTCGTAATTATGCGAATTGGGACCGTTCTAACAAAAATAGGAGCTAATGATGAATGACGATCGCTTAAAGAAGAATACAAAACTTGGCCGTGAAAGTCGCGCAGTTGGCGATTTGCAAAGACGTCCACCTGAACAACAATTTGAAGGAGCAGAGGAACGTCGTAAGATGTTCCGGTCGGAGTGGCTCCAAGAAGCATTGCCGACGCCGCCAGAAATCCCTGGCTACCATCTGTGCTGGTTATCTACAACCAACCAATATGACCCAATCCACAAGCGTATCCGTATGGGCTACACGCCCGTGAAAGCCGAAGAACTCCCAGGCTTTGAACACCTCAAGGTGAAAGCGGGTGAGCATGAAGGATTTGTTGCTGTTAATGAGATGCTATTGTATAAGCTCCCCGAGGACTTATATCAAGAAATCATGCAGGACATTCATCACTATGCTCCTTTACAAGAGCAAGATAAGATTAAAGTTCAGCAAGAGCAACTCTTAAATGCGAAAGATAGCAATGGGCGTCGTTTGGGTGCTGTTGAAGGTGACGGTATGGAATTTGACCAAACAGTACGTGCGCCTCGTTTTGAGTAACGCACATTTATAAGGAGCAGCTTATGTCAGCAACCTCAGCTCCATTTGGTATGCGTCCTGCATTCCATCCTTCTGGATTGGATCGTGCACAGGCTCTAACAAATGGTATTGCTTCCGGCTTAGCGTCTAACATCTTGAAAGGTCAACCTGTCAAGTATAACGCCTCGAACGGAAACATCACCCCTGTAACTTCTACTGAAGCTTTTGCCGGCGCTTTTGCTGGTGTAGAGTTCACTGATACTACAGGCCGTCGTCGTGTATCTAACTACTGGCCTACCGGTACTACTGGTACAGACATCATCGCTTATTTCTACAATGATCCTTTGATCGTTTATGAAATTCAAACCGATGCAACTGTAGCGCAAACTTCAATTGGCAATGAAGCTAATTTTAGTAATTTGACTGCAGGTTCAACAACTACTGGTTTGTCCCAGTGCACACTGTCAGCTTCTTTAGTTGGCAATGGTGTACAAGGTCAAATGCGTATTGTTGACATAGCCCCCTATCCAGATAATGCATGGGGCGATGCGTTCGTAATTGTACGCGCAACAGTAGCGGAAAGCCAGTTTAACGGCCAGTTTACCGCGATCGCTTAATAGAAAAGGACTAAATCATGGCAGCACCAATGCGCAGTACTGATTTCCGCTCCATCGTTGAACCGATTCTTAATGAAGCGTTCGATGGAGTGTATGATCAGCGTAGTGACGAATGGAGCACTGTTTTCCGCGAACAGCAAGGTATTCCACGTAACTACCATGAAGAGCCAGTATTGTATGGTTTCGGAGCAGCTCCTCAGTTACCTGACGGATCTCCTGTTACCTATCAACAAGGTGGCGTATTATTCCTGAAGCGTTACGTATACAACGTGTACGGCTTGGCATTTGCTTTGACCAAAGTTTTGGTTGAAGACGGTGACCACATCCGTATTGGTCAAGTTTACGCTAAGCACTTAGCTCAATCTTTGGTGGAAACTAAAGAAACTTTGTGCGCAAACGTTCTTAACCGCGCGTTCAACAGCGCTTATGCAGGCGGCGACGGCGTTGCTCTTAACAGCAACTCCCACCCAATCGTTAACGGCACAGTAAGCAACTTGCTCACTACTGCAGCTAACTTGTCCCAAACTTCACTTGAACAGATGCTTATTCAGATTCGTCAAGCCGTTGACAACAACGGTAAGAAAATCCGCTTACAGCCATTGAAGCTTGTTGTAGCACCGGGCAACGTTTTCCAAGCTGAAGTATTGCTAAAGTCTGTACTGCGTACCGGCACAGCGAACAACGACATTAACCCAATTAAATCGATTGGTTTGATGCCTGAAGGCGCTTCCGTTATCAGCCGTTTGACTTCACCAACAGCATGGTGGGTACAAACCGACGCACCAGAAGGTATGAAACTTCTAATGCGTCGTGCTTTGGAGAAAACCATGGAAGGCGACTTCGAAACTGACTCTATGCGCTACAAGGCAACAGAGCGTTACGATGTAGGCTTCACCGACTGGCGTGCAATGTACGGTACACCAGGCGTTTAATGCTTTAAAGGTTATGTGGGGAGACCTTAACTCCCCACTTCATTCTGTCTAAGCTTTTCAAGGAGAAAGACAAATGCCTCAATATAGTGATGACCTATTCTTAGGTTCTGCCCAAACTTACATGGGTGTTAAGACCAATAACGTTACGTCAGCGCAACTTACTGGTTCAATTGCAACTACCGTTTTAACTGTTACTGCTGCTGCAGGTGATGCCATCTCTGTAGGTATGACTTTGGTTGGCGCTAACGTTACTGCTGGTACAATTATTACTGGCTTTGGTACAGGTACTGGTGGTACTGGTACTTACACTGTAAGCACTTCACAAACTGCTGCCTCAGCTGCAATTACTGCAACTGGTACAGCAAGTCTTGGTGATCCTGCCCCTATGGATTTAGGTGTTGGCCCACTAGGTCGCATTTACGTATGGGACACGGTTCCTGTTGCGTTGGTAACTAACAACCTATCTGCTGCGTCTGTTTACACAAGCACATTTACATTAGCTGCTGGCAAAGGCGTTACTGCTGTTACATTAAACAACGGTACAACTGCTTATCAATTAGACGTCCCACGCGCTGTTGGCGTAACTCTCGGTGCTGGTTCACCTACAACTCGTAACGTAACCGTATCTGGCTATGATTACTATGGTCAACCAATGAGCGAAGTTATTGCAACAGGTACTACACAATCAGTTACTGTTAGTGGCAAGAAAGCCTTCTGGCAAGTTACTAGCGCAACCATTTCTGGTAGCCCAGTAGTTACTGTAGCGCTTGGTACAACCGACATACTTGGTATTCCAGTTCGCGTAACTGACGCTGCGTACGTAGCATCAGTTGGCTACAACGATACTTTGGCTCGTGATGCTGGTACGTTTGCTAAAGCTGTAACAGCAACTGCAACAACTACAACCGGCGACGTGCGCGGTACTTATGTCCCATCTGCAGCAACTGATGGCGTTAAGCGTTTAGTAATGGGTATCCTATTGCCAGCAATTGCTGTAGGTCCTAACTCTACTCGCACTGGTGCACTTGGCGTAACTCAAGCTTAATAGGAGAGCAACATGGGTCAATTTAAACCAATGGTAAAAATGAAAACCACTGAGCCTTCAGTTGAGTTAAAGCTTAAAAAAGGCGGTAGCGTTGCTATGGCAAAAGGTGGTTGTGCACCAATGCGCAAAGGCGGCATGATGGAAACCGCTATGCATGAGCGCAATGAGCGTGATGAGATTCGTCGCGTTGAGAAAGAGCTAAAGAGCCATGAAGGTAAAGCTGCTTCTAAAGCGCATAAAGGCTTGAAAAAAGGCGGCATGGCTTACGCAACGGGTGGTGTTGTTAATGGGCAAACCGGCTACAAAATGGGCGGTTCAATTCCTAAAAACGGCATTATCAAATCTGAAAAAGGTCGTTCAACAATGGCTGATGGAGCTAACCCAAAGCAGTTTAAGGGCCCAACAGGCATGGTTAAAAAGGGCGCACCAGCTGGTTTTAAAACTGGTGGTAAAAGCGTTAAAGGCTGTAAATAATAAAGCACGGGGCTACGGCCCCGGCTTTTAAAGGATAGATATGAAAGTTCAAATCGTTTCTAAAACAGGCACTGGCTCAAGTAATGCATTGGTAATGAATACTAATTGCACGCCTTTTAATGTGGGCTTTGGTGTTGTTATTAGCGGCACTGTAAATTACTCTGTACAGCATACGTTTGACGACCCTGCTGTAGGTTTTACAACTTGGTTTACGCACCCAACAGTCGTAGGTCAAACTGCAAATGAAAATGGTAATTACGCGTTTCCTGTTACCGGTATTAAAGTGCTTGTTAACTCAGGAGATGGCACTGCAACATTAAATCTAATTCAAGCAGGTATTGCGTAATGGGAAAAGTTGGTTACGCCAACGTTGCGAATCAAGCAAATACTAGTGATGGTTTTGCTGAAGGTATAGGCGCGCAAAACGTTGTTGGCGGTACTGACTTTGGCCTTGAAGTAGGCGATAGTGGTGTTGTTGATTTATACGGTGGCGCAGCTGCGCCTACATACTACATCGAGGATGAAGGCACAGGATATGTCCTTCAAGAAGATAGTAGCAAAATTATTTTGGAGTTGTCATAATGGCTGATCAAAAAATATCCGCAATGCCTAGCGCTGCAGCGCTAACAGGCGTAGAACTTGTACCAGTAGTACAAAGCGGTGCTAATGTTAAGGCAACAATTGCGCAATTTACGGCGTATAGCACTGGTACGTTTTTTAACCACGGCGCGTGGCAAGACACTACAACACAAACTGGCGATATTACGCAAGGCACACCCTTTACATTTAACACCGTAGACGTAACTGGTGGAGTTACACTTGTCTCTGGTTCTAGGTTAACTGTTCCGGTCACTGGTGACTACAACTTCCAGTGGTCCGGTCAGTTTCAAAACGTAGAAAACGAAATTGAAAACGTAAAAGTTTGGTTAAGAATTGAGGGTGTAGATGTACCCGGATCTGCGGGAATTATTAGTTTGGCTGCACGTAAATCTGCAACCATTTTTACTAGACTTATTATTGGTTGGAATTACTTTTTGTCTTTAACTGCGGGACAGTACGTTGAAATTGTTTGGCTACCAAGTGTCGCAAGCGTTACATTGCCAGCATTCCCTGCGGTAGTATCTCCAGCGTCCCCTTCAACTGCGTCGGTTATCGTTACAGTTAACCAAGTAGGCTAATATGCCACTAGTCAAATCTAAATCTAAAGAAGCTTTCAGCAAAAACATCTCTACTGAGATTAAAGCTGGTAAGCCGCCTAAGCAAGCTGCTGCTATTGCGTACTCAGTACAGCGTGATGCTGAGAAGAAAAAATCTGGTGGTAAGGTTGGACTATGGGATAACATACATGCCAAGCGTGAGCGCATTGAGCGTGGCTCTGGTGAGCGTATGCGCAAGCCCGGTAGTGAAGGCGCGCCAACTAAAGCTGACTTTAAAGCAGCTGCTGGTAAAATGGCAAAAGGCGGCGACCCTAAGTTATCTGTAAGTCGTGGTGAAAAGCTACCTACAGAACAAGGCGCAGGGCTTACAGCTAAAGGTAGAGCAAAGTACAATAATGCTACAGGCTCTAATTTAAAAGCACCAGCGCCTAACCCAAAGACTAAAGCAGATGAAGGTAGAAAGAAATCTTTTTGCGCTAGAATGTCCGGTATGCCCGGGCCTGCTAAAGATGAAAAAGGGCGGCCTACTCGTAAGGCTGCATCTCTTAAACGTTGGAATTGCCCTGGCTGGTAAAATATGAGCACATCTGGTACCGTAGGTCAAACCGTTATTACAGTTCAGCAACTGATTGACCATGGCGCTCGTCGCGCTGGGAAATTGGCAGAAGAACTTACTAATGAGCAAGTATTGGCCTCAAAAGAGAGTCTTTATTACCTATTATCTAATTTAGCCAATCGTGGCATACAATACTGGTGTATCAATAAGGTAATCATGGGGCTTATTCCAGATCAGTCCTTCTATTACCTACCAGTAGGCACGGTTGATGTATTAAACGCTAACTATCGCACTGTAACAGCGGTTACGCAAGGGTATAACAGTTCTTCAGGAGTAACTGCCAATGCTTTTAACGGAACTGGGGATGGAATTTGTCAGCTTAGTACTAATACTGGCTATATTGGCATCAGCAATGGCGCGGGGAATCCGGTTTACATTGCTACTATTGGTATTTTGCCTGCTGTTAGCGGATCAGTTACTGTAGACTTACAATTCTCTGAAGACGGTACTACATGGGAGAATATTTATTCACCCGGCGCAACAACTTGGACAGAAGGTATGTGGATTTATTATGATCTGCCTACGTCAGCCACAGCGCCATACTGGAGAATTAAGCAATCTGCGGGTGTTAACATGGGCTTTTTCCAAGTAGTATTTGGAACCATGCCTATTGCCATACCTATGGCGCGCATGAATAGAGATGACTATTCTAATTTGCCTAATAGAAATTTCCAAAGCCTAAGACCTTTGCAATATTGGTTTAATAGGACTATCAACCAACCTAACATGGAATTGTGGCCAGTGCCTAATAGCATTCAACCACAGTTGGAGTTATGGTTGCATCGACAAATTCAAGATGTGGGCGAGCTCTCTGGTGAAATTGAGATTCCACAACGTTGGTATTTGGCAGTACAAAATATGTTGGCGCATCAAATGGCTATGGAATTACCTTCTGTAGATCCTGCACGTATTACTTATTGTGAGCAACAAGCTGAGAAGTATTGGTTGCAAGCTGAACAAGAAGAACGTGATAAGTCGCCTATCTATTTTGCGCCAAACATTAGCCCTTACACAAGGTAAGTAGTCTATGCCAAAATGGCTTGACACTCGCGGCAATACGGTACTCAGTATCGCGATTTGCGACCGTTGTAAAATGAAAAGGGCCTATTCAGATCTTCGACCTGATGGTAATATACCAGCTATAAGAGTATGTGGTAATGGATGCTCTGATCAGTTTGACCCATATCGGTTGCCGGCAAGACAGCCAGAAAAAATAACCCTTCGTTTTCCAAGGCCTGACGCTGATATTGCGGAGTATCAAGATGCAATTACTACTGACCCGAATGTTGTGAATGACCCTACGCCATTTGACCTTACTGAAACTGCCGGTGAATTTGGGATTGCGCCTGAAACATCAGAAGACGACCTCGATGGCAACTTGGATAATTTAAGCCCTTAATAGAGAATACATATGGCAAACGTACGGATATCACAATTACCAGCAGCACCATCAGCCATTACAGGCAGTGAATTAGTACCTGTTGTTCAAAACGGGCAAACTGTACAAACCACTGTTAATGCTCTTATTTCAAGTCCAAGCCTAACGCAAACATTCTTAACTAGGAATCAAGAGCCAAGTTTACCTAATAGCCGTTACTTAGGCGTAGGGGCTGGCTTAGGCATCACAGACGCAGGGGCACAGAATCTATTGCAGATTTCTCCTGCTGGTGCTCTAGCCTCTCTGGTAACTTCCAGTGTGGGTATTCAGGTTAAAACAGACGCTACAACTTTAACTAATCGTAGTATTGCGACTTCAGGCAATGGACTATCTATTTCAAATGGTTCTGGCGTTAGTGGCGACCCTACTATATCACTTGCAGGTTTGGCGCTGGCTCTTGCTAATACTGTTGGTACTGGTATACTTAATATTAGATCTAGCTCAACTGTTAATCTATTAACGATTACAGGCACAGGTGATCAAATTACTGTAACTGATGGCGCAGGTGCTTCAGGCAATCCAACTATAGCACTTGCAAATAACCCCATTGTCCCAGGGTCAGCGTCTATTCGTGTGCCTACAGGCACAACAGCACAGCGCCCAGGCACTCCGGGAAATGGAGACATTCGATACAACACTGACATTGCGTTGTTTGAAGGCTACTTAAATGGTGGGTGGTCAGCGTTTGCGTCTGGTTCCGGTGTTACTTCTGTTGCAACTGGCACAGGGCTAACAGGCGGGCCAATTACGTCAACGGGTACAATTTCTATTGCCAACACTGCAGTAACTGCAGGCTCTTACGGGTCAGCAACAGAAGTAGGCACGTTTACAGTTAACGCGCAAGGGCAATTAACAGCAGCAGCTAATGTGTCTATTACAGCTGGTGGAATAGGCGCTGTGGCGTCTGTTAGTGGCACAGCTAATGAAATTACTGCCTCAGGCACAACTAATGTAACGTTAAGTTTGCCATCAGCGTTAACATTTACAAGCAAAACTGTAACTGGTGGCGCGTTTAACATGACGTCTGCCACAGTTGGCAGCGACACTGTTACTACAAACACAGCAACACAAACGCTTACTAACAAGACAATCAGTGGCGCAAATAACACGATAAGTAACATTGGCAATAGCAGTTTAACCAACAGCACAATTGTTTTAGGCACAACAACCATTGCGTTAGGTGGTACATCACTTACACCGGCTGGATTGACGTCTGTGACTGTGACGCAAAATCCAACAACAGATTTTCAGTTAGCAACTAAGCAGTACGTTGACGGCTTGGTTGCTTCTGGCATTACGTATCATACGCCAGTTAAGTATGAGGTGCCTAACACTACCGGCAACTTAAACGCCACGTATAACCAGCCGGGCGGCCCTGGCGTAGGTGTTGGCGCCACATTAACAAATGCAGGAGCCTTGGTTGCTTTTGCACCAGACGGTCCAACAGCCGCCCCCGGTGATCGTGTTCTTATATACAATCAAACCAACCAGTTTGAAAATGGGGTCTACACAGTTACAACTGTTGGAGATGGGTCAACGGCTTGGGTATTGACTCGTGCAACAGACGCAGACACTTACGGTTTAAAAAGCACAAGCAGTCTTGGCAACGGTGATGCGTTCTTTGTTACGAGTGGGTTAACCGGCGCCGGTGAGACGTATGTTTGTAACACCGTAGGCACAATTGTATTTGGCACGACAGCAATTACTTTTGTGCAAATTAGTGACTCCACTTTATATACTGCAGGCACAGGTTTAACGCTAACAGGCACAGAGTTTAGTATTTCCAACACTGCAGTAACTGCTGGCGCGTATGGCTCTGCTACACAAGTTGGTACATTTACTGTTAACGCGCAAGGCCAATTAACACTAGCTGGCAATACAACAATAACTCCGGCTGTAGGCTCTATTACTGGGTTAGGTACAGGGGTTGCAACATTCTTAGCAACGCCAAGCTCTGCCAATTTAGCAGCTGCTGTAACTGATGAAACTGGCTCAGGCGCATTAGTATTTGCCACAAGCCCAACATTAGTAACACCAATACTAGGCACACCAACGTCTATTACATTGACCAATGCAACCGGTTTACCTTTGACAACAGGCGTGACAGGCGTATTACCTATTGCCAATGGCGGCACAAATAGCACCGCCACAGCAACAGCAGGAGGCGCAGTGTATGGCACAGGCACAGCATACGCAATTACAGCAGTAGGTACAGCAGGGCAGGTGTTGGTATCGGCAGGCGCTAGTGCGCCAATTTGGTCAGACGTTTCCGGTGGTACATTCTAAAATTTCATATATATAATGGCAAAAAGGATTTAAAACATGGCACAGAGCGGATACACACCAATATCGCTGTACTATACAACAACTGCGGCGGCGGCGCCGACTGCCGGCAGCCTCGTCAATGGCGAACTGGCAATCAACATCACCGACGGCAAATTGTACTACAAGGACAACGCCGGTGCAGTGCAACTCATAGGTACTAAAGGCGGCATAGGCTCGTCTACTAACACGCAAGTACTTTATAACTCAAGTGGACTGGTTGTAGGCTCTGCTAATCTTACGTTTAACGGCACTACCTTAACTGCTGGCGGGTTAACTACAACTGGCGCAACTTCTACGGGTACGCTATCTGCCACTGGTGTAGCTACATTCTCTGCCGGTACAGTTTCCTTACCCGCTATCACCACTACAGGCGATACCAATACAGGTATCTTTTTCCCAGCTGCTGACACTATTGCCTTTACAGAAGGTGGTGTAGAAAGCATGAGGATTGATGCTAATGGTAATTTAGGTCTTGGCATTACTCCACAAACTTGGTATTTAAATTCTAGCGTTTATGGCGCATTTCAATTTGGTGCTGGTGCTTTGTTATATGGAAGAACTACTTCAAGTGCTGTTAATTTAGAGTTAAGTACCAACTCCTATTTAGACGCTAGTGCTGCTTATCGTTACTTGTTTACTGGAGAAGCGTCTAGATATAATCAAACTAGTGGCGCACATATTTGGTATTCTGCCGCTTCAGGAACAGCAGGAAATAGCTTTAGTTATACAGAGAGTATGCGTATTACTTCAGCTGGTCTAGTTTGCGTTAACGGCACATCAGGTACAGCACTTTTAACGATTGCATCAAGCAATACCTATCCAGCACTTAAAGTACCAAACATTGTTGAAGCGACTAACATCGTAGCTGGCGCCCCTGCTTCCACTCAAACCTTCTATTTAGGTTCTGGTGCAGTGCAATATTATACAAG